CAGAAATAGAAAAGACTTGTGAAAATTGCAAGTATGAATTTGAGGATTTTGAAGGCACACATTGCAGACATTGTATTCATAGTGCAGAAGAACGATTTGAGCCGAAAGAAAAAACGGAAGATGAACTTGAAGTCGAATTAAAATTCCTTCGACAATGGAAATCAGATGTGACGGAAGATTTCTGCAAATATGATGCAAGTAGTGTTGAGGAAATAGCGGTACACGCAAGAAACAAGGCTATTGATGAATTTGCAGAAAAGATTTCACTTGAAATATCTGAAAGAATTATATGGGGAATGCTTGTTGATAGTGACAAGGATAATAGTTTCAGTGATACATCAGACAAAATTGTTGATTATGTGATTGATACTGCTAAGAAAATCGCAGAGGAAATGAAGAAAGAAGGTGCGGTATGAGTAAAACATCTGAAAGATTAAAAGGTTATCAAACACAAATGAGCATCTATGCAGAACAGCATCAAATGATATTGGCAAGTGATGTACTGGATATGATTGAGCAGTTGCAGGATGATTTGAAAGATGATGTGGATGCGGTTGTGGCAGAGTTGAACACGGCAGAGTCTGTAAAAGTATTCGGAAGTTTAAATAGTGGAAATCGGCTTATTCCTGTAAAGGATTCAATCGACATAGTAAAGGCAGGTGGGGTGGAATGACACCATTAGAAAAGGCATTAAAAGAACAGAATAGTTGCAACGATACAACAGAAATCGGCGGTGTGTTGTATTGCAACAAAAGCGGTAAAATCATACATCCTTTATTTGTCAAAACCGAAAAAGGAAGATTGGTGTGTGATATACAGAATTGTGGAAATAGAAAGTAGGTGTAACATGAAAGAATTTATAGATAAGTTGATTGGCAGGTTGGAAGGTTTGGGATGGGTATATGCAGACTACTATCCTGATGAAACAGCAATACATAGACAAAGAAAAAAGTCAGTTGCTTATGATGATGTAATCTCAATCGTCAACCAACTTGCAGAGGAACACAAGGGCGGTTGGATTCCTTGCAGCGAGAGATTGCCGGAAAACAACAAAGTGGTATTGTGTTGGGTTAAAAGCACAACCATAGCGAGCGGAGAAACATACATAATTGGATCATGTGACCGGGGATTTTGGTTTTTGCAAACCTATGAAATAGGGCATCATCATTTCCCGGTAAAAGATTATGAAGTTGTCGCATGGCAGCAGTTGCCGGAAAAATATCAACCGGCACCGCAGGAACCATGGAAGGATGCAATGATGAATACATTTTTGGCCGGTAAGGTGTAGAGAGGGGATAAACATGAAAGCAAATGAATATCTTCAGCAAATCAACAAATTGGATAAGATGATCCAAAACAAATTGATTGAAATTGAACAATGGAAGGCAATAGCAGGTGGAGTGACCGGACAGGCCGAAGGGGAAAGGGTACAATCTTCCGGCACACAACAAAAGATGGCGGATGCAGTCTGCAAATATGTCATGATTGAGGAAGAAATAAATGCGGACATAGATAGATTGGTGTATATAAAGCAGGATGTTATAAAAACCATTGAAATGCTGCCAACCGTTGAATATGATGTACTTCACAAAATATACATTCAAGGAATGGAATTTGATGAAGTGGCCGCAATGCAAAAAAAGTCCCGGTCCTGGGTAAAGAAGAACCATGGGAAAGGTTTGGCCCATGTTCAGGCAATCATTGATGAAAGGGGTGATGGAATATGTCATATGTTGAGTTTGCAATCGAATGGAACCGAGCATGCAAAAGGTTGAAAAACAGCGGTAAAGATTTAAGCAAAATTAAAATCATACCGGAAATTGAAGGCAAAAAGGTTAAAAAGTAACCGAAAGTGTCCAAAAGTGTCCAAAAGTAACCGAAAGTGTCTAAAAAAACCCAAAAATACCCAAGACAAACGGAAATACATATGATATTATTATAATATAATAGTGTTTCAAAAACATATAAAGTGGTGAAAAAGGCATTGCTATTTTTGGGCGGTGCCTTTTTTCGTGCCTGCAAGGATGTTCTTTTCGCTTTCATTTTTCTCCCATACCTTGCAGGCATTATATAAAATTACGGAAGGAAGGTGTTGCAGGATGGCAAAATTGAATAGAAAGCAGCAGTTGTTTGTTGATGAGTACCTGATTGACCTGAACGCAACACAGGCGGCAATCAGGGCAGGGTATTCCGTACACACGGCCAAAGAAATAGGGTGTGAAAACTTATCAAAACCTAACATTCAGGAAGCAATCGCAAAGGCAATGGCAGAAAGAAGCAAAAGAACCGGAGTGAACCAGGATAGGGTTGTGCTTGAACTTGCGAAAATGGCCTTTGTGAACATTGCGGATGTTGTGGACATAGAAACCGGAGCAATAAGAGAAGATGCCACAGAAGAAGATTTGGCATGCATACAGAGTATTAAATATAAAACAAGCCAGGGGGCAAGCGGAATAACATTAGAAAGGGAAGTCAAAATTGCAGATAAGAAGCAAAGCCTTGAATTGTTAGGCCGGCACCTTGGCATGTGGAATGATAAGATAGATTTGAATGTATCACTTCCGGTTGTCATATCCGGTGAGGATGAATTGGAAGATTAGGCGGTGAATAGCCTATGATGAATCCAAGCGCAATAAAGGAAAATATATCTTCCCAACATGTATTTGGGTATATGAAATATATCCTATACCCGGAAGATTATAAGCCAAAGAAGCACAGTGGGAAAAAGGTTGTAAGCCTTCCTGAAGTAGTCGGAAAAGGCTATAAATCCTTTTGGAACTTCAAAGGCAGATATAGAGTTGTAAAAGGAAGCCGGGCTTCTAAGAAGTCAAAAACAACGGCTTTATGGTATATCACAAACTTAATAAAGTACCCGGAAGCCAATCTGTTAGTGGTCCGGAAAACATATAGGACATTAAAAGATTCCTGTTTTACGGAATTAAGATGGGCGGCAAGGCGGCTTGGAGTGGAAGAACACTTTATCTTTAAAGAATCCCCGCTTGAAATCACCTATAAGCCCACAGGCCAAAAGATATATTTCCGGGGCCTGGATGATCCACTAAAGGTTACATCCGTAACGGTAGATGTAGGATGCCTTTGTTGGATGTGGATAGAAGAAGCCTATGAAATCATGAAAGAAGATGATTTCAATGTGCTTGATGAATCCATCCGTGGTGAATGCCCGGAAGGACTGTTTAAGCAGGTAACAATCACATTCAATCCATGGAATGAAAGGCATTGGTTGAAGAAGCGGTTCTTTGATTGTGAACCGGATGCAGATATACTTGCCATCACCACAAATTATCTATGCAATGAATGGTTAGACAAGGCCGATTTGAAGGTTTTTGAAACCATGAAGAAGAACAATCCCAGGCGGTATGCAGTGGCCGGCCTTGGCGGTTGGGGTATAGTGGATGGCCTGATATATGAGAATTGGAAAGAAGAAGCCTTCACATTAGAGGATATAAAGCATTGCAAGTCGGCATTTGGTCTTGATTTCGGTTATACGAATGATCCAAGTGCTTTTTTTGTTGGTTTTTTGGATGTAGCCGGCAAGAAACTATATGTGTGGGATGAATTTTACAGTCCGGGAATGTCAAACAGGAAGATTTTTGACACAATCACGGAAATGGGATATTCCAAAGAGCGGATAACAGGTGATTCCGCAGAACCGAAGTCCATTGATGAATTAAAAGGCTATGGATTGCGCATAAAGGGCGCAGAAAAGGGCCGGGATAGTATTGCAAATGGCATACAGTGGATTCAGGACTTAGAAATCATTATACATCCCCGGTGCGTGAATTTTTTAACGGAAATAAGCAATTATACATGGGAAGTTGATAAGTTTGGGAACAAACTAAACAGGCCCATTGATGATTTCAACCACTTGATGGATGCCATGCGGTACGCATTGGAAAAATACATCAAGAATAACAAGTGGTTATATTAGAAAGGGATAGTATGAAACATCATGTATTTGAGCCTACCACAGGCGAAAAGGTTATCAATGTATTAGGAACCAACTATGTGTTGAAAGAAGCAAATGAAACCATTGATGAAAGATTAAAAGACAAAGACGGATATTGCGACACATCCACCAAAGAATGTGTTGTTGATGAAATGAAAATCAATGATATTGAATGCAAAAAGAACCTTCCGGAATATAAGAAAACAGTGAAACGGCATGAATTGATTCATGCTTTTTTATATGAATCCGGGTTGGATGTATGCAGTTGGGCGGGAAATGAAGAAATGGTGGATTGGATAGCAATACAATTCCCGAAGTTGCAAAAGGCATTTGAGGATGCCGGGTGTATATAGAAAGGCGGTGTGAAATGCTAACGATAGAAGAAGTGCAGCAGTTTATCAATGATGATTCTGCATCAAAAAAGAAAAGGTTTGCCAAGAAAGGCCAGGAATACTATGAAGGCAAACATGACATAAAAGATTATACTATTTACTACTTCAACAAAGACGGTGAACCGGTAGTGGACAATTACCGAAGCAACATAAAGATACCACATCCATTCTTCACAGAATTGGTGGATCAGGCGGTGCAATACATTCTTTCCGGTTCCGAAGGGTTTGTCCGGTCCAAGGATGAAACACTTCAGCAGTACATGAATGAATATTTCAATGAAAATGAAGATTTTGTGGCGGAATTATCCGAAGTATTGACCGGATGCCAGGCCAAAGGATTTGAATATATGTATGCCTATAAGAATGCAGAAGATAGGCTTGCATTCCAATGTGCGGATTCTTTGGGAGTGGTAGAAGTAGAAGCCCGGCTTGCATCCGACAAAAAGGACCACATCTTATATTGGTATGTTGAAAAGATTGATAAGGATGGAAAAACCATCAAAAAAATCATGGACTATGATGCAACGGATGTATATTTCTATAAGCAGGCGGACAATGGAAACATAGAACCGGATAATTGCTTTAATGGAAAGAATGTCAAACCACACACAATATACATGAAGGAAGGGGATAAGGCCGTTTATTATGAGAATTTCGGCTTCATTCCCTTTTTCCGTTTGGATAATAACAAAAAGCAGATTTCCGGCCTAAAGGTTATCAAAGATTTGATTGATGATTATGATTTGATGGCTTCTTCTTTGTCCAATAACCTAGTGGATTTCGATACACCGCTTCATGTTATCAAAGGATTTGCCGGTGATGATATGGACAAATTGCAGAAGAATCTTAAAACAAAGAAAATTGTTGGTGTTGATGAAGAAGGCGGGGTAGAGGTTCACACAGTAGATGTGCCGTATGCGGCCCGGAAAGAGAAATTGGAACTTGATGAAAAGAATATATACAAATTCGGAATGGGCCTGAATACATCCGGATTGAAGGATACCAATGCAACCACAAACATTGCAATTAAGGCATCATATTCCCTGCTTGATTTACGGTGTTCAAAACTGATTATCCGGTTGAAGCAGTTCATGAAGAAAATCATCAAAGTTGTATTGGAAGAAATCAATGCACAGAACGGCACCGATTATCAGATGAAGGATATTCGATTGGTATTTGAACCGGAAATCATGAGCAATGCAACGGAGAATGCACAGATTGCCTTGTTAGAAGCGCAGGAGCAGCAGGCAAGGGTTACAACCTTATTGAATGTTGCGGCGCATTTTGACAATGAAACATTGATGCAGAACCTTTGTGATGCGCTTGATATTGAGTATGAAGAAATCAAAAGCAAACTTCCCGATCCGGAAGAAGCGCAAAATGCAGTGAAGGCAGCACAGGGGGCATTGAATAATGTTCCGGTAGTTGAAGAAGGTGAAGCGGTTGAATAAACGGCAAAAAGAGATATTGGAAGAATTGCTTGCAGACGAAAAAAGAACGCTTGAAGAATTGGAAGAATCCTATGATGATGCATTGGCGCAGATAAATGGCAGAATTGAAGCATTACTTGCCCGGCAGGATGCGGATATGCAACATGTAATCTACCAAGTGGAGTATCAAAGTCAGTTGAAAACGCAGGTGCAGGCCATTATTGATACATTGCAATCAAATGAATTTGATACAATTTCACAATATCTTACCCGGTCTTATGAAAATGGATTCATGGGGACCATGTATGACCTTCACGGCCAAGGGATACCAATGATATTCCCGATAGACCAAGCACAGGTTGCGGATGCTATACGGCATCAAACGAAGTTGTCAAGCGCATTATACACGGCCTTGGGGCATGATATAAATGATTTGTCCAAGAAGATTGCCGGGGAAATTAGCCGGGGAATGTCAAGCGGCCAGGGATATGATGAAATGGCAAGAAATATTGCTGCATGGGCTAGAATCCCAAAGAATAGCGCAATGTGTATAGCCCGGACAGAAGCGCACCGGATACAATGCAGGGCGGCAATGGATGCACAGTACAAAGCAAAGGACAAGGGCGCAGATGTTGTGAAGCAATGGGATGCGGCCCTGGATGGTGTCACAAGGCCGAACCACAGGAAGTTGGATGGACAAATCCGGGAATTGGATGAACCGTTTGAAGTGGCCGGAATGAAG